CCTTGCCGCTGAGTGCGCCGAAGCGATGGCAGACGGACGCATGGGTGATGTGTTTGCCATCCAGCAGAGGTTCCTTGAGGCTAAGACCAAGGATATCGAGGCGGCGGCTCTGAACAAACAGCCCACTATCTCCGCAGGAACTCCCCCCGTTTCCGCTCAAGACAAAGCGGATACAAATCGGACCCGTTCTTATTTCGGGTTACCACCTCTCAAATAACTAATAAAGGAGATTTGCCACTATGGCTACCACCGTTCCCGCTCCCGTGAGCAACAGCATTTCGCTTGCTCAGAAGTATCTGCCCTTTGTAGACGAGGCTTACAAATTTGGAGCAACGTCCAGCGTCCTCGACACCGCCAACGAGTTTGTCCGTTTCATCGGTGCGGACACCGTGCAGATCCTCAACATCAACCCCATCGGCATGGCTGACTATGACCGTGACGATGGATTCGTCCCTGGCGATATCACCGCAACCTGGCAGAACTATCAGATGCAGTCTGATAGAGGACGGTCCTACAATGTCGATGTCATGGACAACGAAGAGGATCTGTCCATTATTGTTCCCAACCTTCTTGGGACAGTGCAGAGGCAGCACATTAACCCCGAACTGGACGCCTTCCGCTATGCGAAGTATGCGACTGGCGCCGCCGCTGCCAACAAGACCACCGAGACTCTGTCCACCGCTTCGGGTGCGTTTGCGTCCATCGATGGTGCGACTATCGCCCTTGACAACGCCGAGGTTCCCTATGAGGGCCGTCTGCTGTTCGTCAGCCCCAAGATGTATTCTCTGCTGAAGCAGAGCATCACTCGCATGGTCATGAACGGCGAGAACAACATTGATTTCGCCATCGAGATGTTCAATGACATGCGTGTCATCCGTGTCCCGCAGAGCCGTTTCTATACCTCTATCACTCTGCGTCAGCCTTCTGCGCATGACGGTGCTGGTGGCTACGCTCCCAACGGCAGCGGCATCAACTACATGATCGTGCATCCGTCTGCGGTTGTCCAGGTCATCAAGCATCAGGTTGCCCGCATCTTCAGCCCCGAACAGAATGTAAACGCTGACGCCTGGGTTGTGCAGCCGAGGTTCTACCACGGTGCATGGGTCCTGTCTCACAAGACCAACGGCATCTACGTGTCCAGCGACAGCACCATCAGCGGCTGATCACAAAACAATGGGGGTGGGTAATTCACCTACCCCCTTCACCTAAAGGGGTACGCACATGACTACTAATGAAAAACTGACAGCAATAAAGAGCATGATCGGTATTTCTGATACCTCTATGGATGCTCTGCTGACAACGTACCTCACGATGTCCACACAGGAAATCTTGCAGTGGAAGTATTCGCTTGTCGGCGTACCGAGCGGGAAGACCGCAGTGGACGCAGAGGACGAAATCACGCAGATCCATGCGGTAGTTGCGGGATTCAACATCCGTGGGGCCGAAAATCAGACCTCGCACAACGAAAACCAAATTTACCGCACGTTTGACGCTAATGACATGGTGGACTACATCCATCGGAAGGTAATCCCGTACGCAAGGGTGGTGTGACATGCGCACACTGGAAATCAACAAACAGCCCATGTGGTATGCCCTGTGTACTGGCAAGTCCGAAATCATAGATGATAACGGTCTAAACACGGGTTGCTTTGAGATAACATACGGAAAGCCTGTCTACTATCCAGTAAACATGTCTGAGAGCAGAAACATCACGCAGTTTGATGCGTTCGGCGTTACGAGTGGATACGATAGGACGTTTGTTACCACCGACATGAGTTGTCCGATAAAAGAGGACAGCATCATATGGTTTGGAGCGGACCCGAACACACAGCCCCACAACTACGTTGTCCATCGCATTGCCAACTCACTGAACTCCATCACGATTGCCATCCGAGAGGTTGATCTCCGCAAGGATGTGGTGAGCGCATGAGGTTCGCCGAATGGCGGGAAAAGTTTCCGATAAAGTATCAGTCCTACCTTGAGCAACTCGCACAGCTGGGAGAGAACGTGGCGCAGACCACATTCAACCTTGCGGATCCCGAAGACGGGAACGATGGGGTTGAGGTCACAACCGAGATGGAAGACGCAGGATTCCGAATCATAGCAAGCGGACATGATGCGGCTTTCATCGAATTCGGGACTGGAGTGGAGACCACGGTAATCCGTCCAACAGTGCAAGCAGATTTCGACATTTCCGATGGATCATGGTCAAGAGAGGCGTTGGCATCGGGGGAGCAAGGTGGAGAGTATGCCAAATTCGGTGACTACTGGCACTGGAATGGCAAACACTATACAGGAACGGCCCCGCTCATGCCAATGCAGTACGCTTGCCAGGAGATGGAGCACATGTCCAATGACATAGCAAGGAGAGTGTTCAGATGATTGACATTGAGAATAAGGTCCTGTCGGTTGTCCGAGAAGCTGTCCTTAGTGCCTATCCAAACTGCGCAGTGTACGGGGAGTACGTGGAGCAATCCGCTACGTTTCCGTGCTTGACCATCTCAGAGGACACAAACTACACGTACGTCAACAGCCTGGATGCGGATCTGCACGAGCATCATGCAGAGGTTCAGTATTCCATCAACGTTTACAGCGCAAAGGAAGTCGGAGCCAAGCTTGAGGCACGGGCGATCCTAAAGGTTGCTGACAACGCAATGCAGTCCATGCGGTTTTGGCGCACTATGACACGCCAGGTCCCGAACATGGACATCACGGTCTACCGCCTTGTCGCAAGGTACAGAGCGGTTGTAGAAGCTCCCGTTGAATCGGGCAACAACCTTGTATACCAAATGTATCAAAAATAAGGAGTGTAAAACATGGCCTTGGAACTCAGTACTGCGGGAGTGCTGCTGAAGTACTGCGCTTCGGCTTCGGGATCCACTCGCCCCACGGCGGGATATACCACGGTCCCGAACATCAAGAGCATCCCCGACTTTAACCCTGAGCCTGAATCCCTTGAGGTTACGGACCTCTCCGATACGGAGTGGAGACGGTAGACCACAATATGCCGTCTATAAATTGCGGAATTAAGCGGGAAGCCTAAACCCGAAAGGGCATGGTAATCCGAACCGAAGGGTGTGCTTAGTACATCCAGGGGCAACGCATAGCGGGTGAAAAGATATAATCCCGCCACGAGGCCGCAACACTCGCAAGAGTGAAAAGATATGCTGAGCTTACGGGAAACCGTAAGAAGCACGGGATAAAAAGCCTGTGCGATAACAAAGTGATATTCCTGGTCTGAAGGACCCTGGCGGTGCGCTTGCGTTTACCGCTAACCTGACCACTGGTTTCAAGTCTGCGTGGGAGACGCTTGTTTCCGCTACGGCTACTGCCGCTGCCTCAAGCAAATCCATGTGGTTTGAGATCTATGTTCCGTCTTTCGGTTCGTTCTATTTCGCTGGCGTACCGTCCAGCCTGGGCATGACCGCTATGGACGTCAACTCTGTCCTGGAGATCGAGGCGTACATCACGCCCAATCAGATTCATGGCTGGGATACGTCCAGCACGGCTTCTGCCTAATTAACAAAGGAGCATGTGAAGTATGTCGAATGTGAAGCCTATCATCGTTAAGGACGAAGACACGGGGATGGAGTTTACCCTTGAATTCAACCGTGAGTCTGTAAGATTTGCGGAATCCCGTGGGTTCAAAGTGCAGGAAATCAGTGATTACCCGATGACCCGCCTGTATGAATTGTGGTTCTACGCATTCAGGATGCACCACAAGAACGTGGCCCGTGCGAAGACGGATGCCCTTCTCGACAGCCTTGGTGGCGTTACTGACGCTCCCGACGGTCTGTTCCAGCGTTTGGGCGAACTGTACTCCGAAGGATTCAACACACTTACCGACAAGTCCGAAAACGAAAACCCTACAGTGACGGTGACGTTCTAACCCCCGCTCAAGAAGCACCGTCCATTACAGACACACTTTGGGGAGCATTACCGTACTACTTATCTATAGGCATGACCAATGATGAGTATTGGTATGCTCCCCCACGTTTAGCCGTTGCTTACCGTGAGGCGCACAAACTGAGAATGCGCCAGCACAATGACCAGGCGTGGCTACAGGGATTGTATTTCCGTGACGCTCTTGCAGAAACAATATCAAGTGCTATGGGTGGCAAGGGCGGCAAGAAACCTGAATACCCAAAGAAACCAATTGACCTTGGTTTGGAGACCGAAGCGGAGAAGCAGGACAAGGCTAGGCGTGAGCGGGAGAAAATAATTGCCAATCTCACTCTTTGGAAAAAGATGTGGGACAGGCAATCGAAAAGTGGTGAGACACCATCGCAACAGTAATTGACGATCTTGAAATAAGAGTAAACACCAACGGTCTAGATGCATTGCTTAAACAGCTTAGTTCTGTCGGCAAGGCATTCGGCGGTGTGGATAAAGTGGCAGAGCAAGC